CAGAACAGTGCATTCGCGGAGACGCCGATGCAGCCTGTTCCAGCCGACGACGCCGGTCCCACCCTCGAACGTCTCAAGCAATCGGGCGGGTTCTTCACCGATGTCGGCAGAACGAAATCATCTCGGCGGGTCACGATGCAGGACGACGCGCTGGGAAGGGCGTGGATGCGTCAGAAAATTTCGGGCGAGGAATATGCCGCCCTGAAGCGTTACGCGCTGCACTGGCTCGCTGGCGGCCTGCTGGGGCCATTGCAGAGCGTGGACCTGAACCGGATATTCGCGTTCGATCCCGGCGCGATGTCCGGTCTGGCAAAATCCGAACGCCAGCAGGATCACCGGAGCCTGTACTGGGCGGCACATGACGAAATAGGAACCCGGCCCGCGCTGGTCGCCGACGCCGTGGCCTGCGCCGGGTGTTCGCTGGAACAGACCGGCCACATGCTGGGCTACCGCAGCCCGTGGCACGCCCGCGACGAGGCCCGCAAGATACTCTCGGACGCCGGATACCGGCTGTCGCAGTTCTGGAAAGATCGAGACCGTTGACGGCGGGGCGTTTTGGGGGCATTTTCTGGTCGGCTTCGGAGGTTCGTCCACAGGAGCCGCGCCGGGTCCGAGTTTCCCCTTGCGCCCGGCAACGCAAAAGGCCCCGCGAGGGGCCTTTTGTAATTTCGGGCGGCGGTGGTGGGCACGACCCATGCCGCCGTTTCGTCAGTCGTCTTCGCCCTGCTTGCGCCTCAACATGATCTCTGCCCAGCCCAGAGCGTTCTCGTAGTCCTCACGCGGGATGTCGGTGTCGATCTCGCCTGCGAGGCGCAGGTGGAGAGCCTCGATGATCGCCTTCAGGCGGCGCGCGGTGAGGGCGATCATGACTTCAGCCCTTTCATCGGCGTCTTGGTCTTCAGCATCAGGTTGAGCAGCATCGCCACCGCCGTCGGCACCTCGGCCTCGCCGAGCGCCCAGCGCCGCACGGTGCGCGGGTTGACCGCGATGGTTTCGGCGAAGCTGGTCTGCCCGGCATAGACCGCGCCGTCGGCGGTGATGCCGAGGCGATCGAGGGCGGCGTTGAATTGATCCGATGTCATGCGGCGATCTCCAGACGGTTGATCAGGCGCAGCGCGGTCATCGAGGACCATGTGCCGCCTGTGGGGGTGACGACGCCCTGCGCGTTGAGCGCGGCTGCGATCTGGCGCGAGGGCAGGTGAGCGATCGGGGCCACGATGGCCCGCAGGCCTTCAGCGAACGCCACTGAGCGGTTCTTCTGGTTGGCGCATGAGTTGGGCGAGCCGAGACGAACGCCGCGCTCACGGGCCGCCGCAAGTGCCGCCTTGGTGCGCGTCGAAATCATTTCGCGTTCCTTCTCGGCCAGTGCGAGGAACAGATGCAGTTGGAAGTTGTCGGCATTGGGCAGATCAGCGACTTTGAACGACACGCCGCGCGCCATCAGCCCGGAACCGAAATGCACGTCGCGGGTGAGGCGATCGAGCTTGGCGACGACGACGGTGCCCTTGCAGGCGGCGGCGGCATCCAGCGCGGCGGCCAGTTGCGGGCGGGTCGAGAGCGCGTCGGCACCCTTGCCGGTCTCGACCTCGACGTAGGTCGCGGTGACGGTGAAGCCCTCGGCGGCGGCAAACGCCACGATGGCGGCCTGCTGGGCCTCAAGCCCGAGGCCGGAACGGCCCTGCTTCTGGGTGGATACGCGGATGTAGGCGATGGCTGACTTCATGGTGTTCCCCTTGCGATGACCAAGCCATAGGGCATTACGCCCTGCTGGTCAACAGGCTTGTGGAAAAGAAAAACCCGCCTAATGGCGGGTCCCTCTTGGTGATGATTGTTGCAGGCGTTTGAGCATTGCCTCGATCCAGCGGATGCGGGCCAGTATCTCGGCAGCGGTCATCGGCGCGGGTGCCGATCGATGTGGTCCGAGATATGTTCGGCGATCGCCTCAAGGTCGCCCATCACGATCTCCAGCCGGGCGAGCCGGTCGCGGTGTTCCTGATAGGCCTTGTTGTAGGTGCCCTGCGGCGCGGTCTGGAAATCGCGGCTGTGCGGTGCTGCGGCCTGTAGCGTCGAGATCGCGGAGCGCAGGGTGGCGATGGCGGTGAGGTGGTCCTCCAGCAGCACCGCAGGCGCGGTGCCGTTGAGGTTGATGTGCGGCATGGTGGTCATGCGCGCACCGCCTTCCACGCGGTGAAGGCGTCGAAGATTTTCTGGTACTTCGCCTTCAGGGTGGGGTTGCTGTCGTAGTCGGCGAGCGCGCCCTCGACCATCCAAGTGTAGTTGCAGAGCGCGGCCTTGGTCTGCCGTGCGTCCTGCGGGTCGGCCTCGATCAGGCGCTGCGCCCAGCGATGCGCGGAGTAGGCATCGTAGGTGCCCCAAGAGATCAGCGGGTAGAGCGTGCGGGCGAGCTGCACAATCGACTTGTCCTTCATACCGGCGCGGATCAGGTGCCCGGTGCTTTTGTACTGCGAGCCCTCGTAAGAGCCGTGGCGTGCGGTGGCGGTCATGTGATTTCCCCTTGCGAAGCGGAGTGCTTCTACGCCCTCAAGCCGGGTAGGTCTGGCGACCGCCCGGCGTGAAAGCGTGGTGGTGGTGTCAGGCGGTCTTGCTGATGCGTTCGGCCATATCGGCCTGCACTGCGAGGGCATGCGCCAGCGCGCCATCCAGCGCCTCACGCAACGGCATCAGGACGGCCTTCTCGCCGTGGCCGTTGGTGAACACGCGACGGTCGCCCTTGTGGGTGACGGTGGCGCGGTTCATGGCGACGGCCTGACAGGCGGCCTTGCTGGCGGTGACGTAGACGCCCAGCCAGTACTGCGGCCAGACGAACACGAAGCCCGGCGCGGGCTGCAACTTGGCGACCTCGATGGCGGCCTTCAGGCTCGCGACGTTGTCGTTCATGGTGGAGATGATCTGGGCAGCGGCGGCGGTGAGTTCGGTCTTGGTCATGGTGGTTCCCCTTGCGGCCAGAAGCGGCCTGAACGGTTCATAGGGCATTACGCCCTACGCGGTCAACCCCCTTAGCGAACTATTTTCGAGGACATGCGACATGAGCGGAACGACGACCAACCGGCACGGCAAGCGGTCGAAGCTGTTCAGGCGGCTGAACGCGGGCACGCACAAGCTGGCGCGCAGGCATCAGCGCCATGAGCGCACGCTGCTGGTGCGGGCGCAGCGGGTGATCGTGATCAACAGGGCGAGCCCGGAGGTGAGGACATGACGATCCCGGTGGATGTCAGGGAGCAGATCAAGGCCAGCCATCCAGACGCGGTGGTTGCGCGGGTGGCGATCGAGACGGTGGACGACCATGTCCGCTGGGGCGAGATCGAGGTGACGCACAATGGCGAGCATCTGGCGCTGACGGTGGCCGACACGCCGGAAGGCTGGGAGCGGGCGATCCGTTCCGCGCTGGCGTGGCTGGGGAGTTTGGCATGATTTGCGGCAAGTGCGGTTCGGGTAACGTGACAGTGGAACCGATCATGCATGGCTCGACGCACAGCGATGGGGAACCGCTGGTCTACTGGCGCTGCAAGGACTGTCGAGCGATCAGCAGCCGGTTGACCCACAAGCCCATTGGCGAGCCCGCCGATGCGTCCACAAGCGGAGCGCACTGAGATGAAGCAGAAGATGACGATCAAGCAAGCGAGGAAGATAGCTCGCGGCCTGCTGGGCGGTGCTGATGGCTGGACCTCGTCGGACTACAGCACAAGCATCGACACGTCAGGGTTCATGGTCCTCAAGGGATGCACAGCGGAGATCAACTGGGAACGGATTGACGAGTTTGCGGACGAGGTCGCCGCGCGGGCCATTCGGGAATACGTCAACGGCGAGGATGCGGAGCCCGCTGATGAGCCCGAAACAGCGGAGGCGCAGTGATGGCACCCTTCGCCCAGAAGCGAGCCCTTGCTCCCCTGCCGACCGGGAGACCGAGTGAGTACCGGCCAGAGTACGACGAGATGGTGATCGAGTGCATGGCGCAAGGATTGAGCCTGACGGCGTTCGCGGGATCGATCCGATGCGGGAGGGAGACGGTGTACAGGTGGATGTCAGCGCACGGCACCTTTCGGGACGCTGTGACCCGCGCCCGCGCCTGTCGCACGCTTTGGCTCGAACAGAAGCTGCTGCGATCGAGGAAGGGCGCGGAGACGACAGCCGCCATCTTCGCACTGCGCAACGCACAGCCAGACGAGTGGAAGGACGTGCGATCGGTGCAGCATGAGCATCAGCATCAGTTGACCGTGCTCACCGACGCACAGTTGCACGCGATCGCGGCTGGTTCTGCTGCGGATGTGAGCGATGGCGTGACGATCGAGGGCGAGGCGCAACACCTCAACGAGCGTTAGGCTGTTGCGCATGCAAGATGTGCCTGCGCTGCAAGGTTTTCTCTCATTCTCTCTATGA